GACGGAATCCATTCCGAGTTTTGAAAATCAAACACCATGCAGCGACGCTTTTGCCCGCTGTCAATGAAGTTGAACCCAATGTCGGGCAGTTGGTAGCTGTGCCCAGACTGTCGATAGCGCAGTTCTGCAGTCGTTCGCCAAAACGATGTGACGGTGCCGCCGACATCTTCTCGGTCAGGTTCAACGGTGACTTTCTCAACTCGCACCGAGCCAGCAGGGCACCCGAGAAACGTGCCGTCGTTCACGAAGTTTTGAGCCGCAATCCAGCTAGTAGGCAGGCTGGCAAAGTTGGCCGTGATCGATATCGTGATGACCGACTCTTGCGTCACCAAGCCGGGGAAATAATCGTAGGCCGAATTCGTCAGGGGAAGTTTGGTGCCGTTGCCAGCGCCTGAGTAGTGGAAGAGCGCCGGAACCTCGCCTGGTGCGGCGTTGAAGGTCCATTCGTAGGTTCGGGCCGTTGGCGAAAGAAGTTCGCTGTCGAGAACAACACGGTAGTCGGCGACGATTTTCCCGTGGTAAGGCGACTCATCGTGAGCCTCCGAGTACGTGAGTTTCGCCAACTTGTACTTCTGGCCGGTGTACGTCGGGTGCTCCTGGCCAAGATCGAGGCCCGTTGCCACAAGCACCGCGGACTCACTAACGGGAGAATCAATGGCGTTGTCCGTGCGAACGACGACAAACTCGCGCGTCAGTTGCCGAGTCTGGCCGATTTCATACACCGCCTTGCGGGGCAGTTCCTTCAGGCTGAGAAAACTCATAGCAGCGTTGCGGGGATTCCGATCCTGTTGAGGTTTGTGGCAAGACCCTCTGCGATCTCGCGCATGATTTTGTTTCCGAGCCGCTGCTCAATCAGTCGCGGATCTTGCGCCGTCGTTGCCAGGCCGAGCACGATGGCTGCACCCTCTGCGGTTCGAGCGTCGGCCGTTTCAACGGTGCGAGAGCCGAGCGTATTCAAGTCGTTGAACAGTTTTTGCTGCCGCTCGGCGGCCTTGGCAAATGCGTCATTCGTCAGGCCGATCGCATCGTTCGCGGCCCGCTGCAGTTGCCCGACTTGCTTCTGGGCCGCGTTCGCAAATTGCTGCTGCTGGGCGGCCTGAGCGTTGGCGCTTGCGAGGGCGCCAGCGTTGATTTGTTGGTTGGCTTGCACCTTGCCGTCAACGATGTTCTGCTCGGCCCTCTTGAGCTTCTCGAGTGCGCCCAACTCAGCCTGGCGGGCTTTGGCGGCCTTTAGGTCGCCAGCCTCGCGGGCGGCAGCAACAGATCGCTGTTGCGTTGCAATCTGGTCTTCAATCGCCTTGAGGTTCTGTGCTGCCTCGATCTTCCGTTTGTTCGTTTGCTCAAACGCCTCGGCCTCTAGGCGTGCGCGGTCAGTCACGAGAGTTTTGAGATATTCATTGACGCGGGTGTTTGCGTCCACCTGACGCTGGAACGCTTCCTGCTGCGCCTGCTGCTGGGCTTGACGCTCCCGCTCCAGTTGGGCAAGACGCTCGTCTGCCAGCTTTCGCTGATTTGCCACTTCAGCCTCATAGGCTGCCTGCGACAAGATGCCGTCGCGAACTTGCTGCTGGGCACGGGCAACGCCGTCTTGAAGTTGTTGAGCCGCCTTGGCACCTTCGTTGCCGAAGTCGGACGCCTTGCCGATAAGATCATCCAGCCCGCGAGTCGTCGCCTGAAAGGCTTTATCGAAGCCGTCAGCAAACCCCTGAGCAGTCTCGTCCGCACGGTCTGCGAAGTTGGCTTCGGCCTCAGATAGTTTCGCTTCGACTTGGTCCAACTGGGCCAGGCGAGCCGATGCGCGAGCAGCGGCCTCGGTGTCCGAGTTGGCGTTGGCCCTCGCCAGTTCCGCCTCGGTCTTCGCAATCTCGTCACGAACGCGAGTCAGGTCGGCAGCGTTTTTCGCCCTCGCCTCATCACCGCCAAACTGATTCTGAATACGGATCTGTTCCAGTTCCCGATCGACGATTGACTGAACGGCAGCGGCCTGAGCTTGCGCTGCGTCGGCGGCCTCTTTTCGTCCTCGAGCCTCTTCGTCAATGGCGGAATTCACTCTCAGCTGGAGCGTCTCGATACGCTCAATCTCGTCAGCGGTCAATTCCCCGTCTTGCTGCGCAGCCGCTAATGCCTGCTCAAATTCCTGCATCAACTTGGTGACGGTACTGGACTGATCGACAAGTCCATCGAAAAGGTTGTCAAACCGCTCTCGCAGCGTCTCGACATTCGACTCAATGCGGAACTCTGGCGCGCGTTCCTGCTGAATGCGAGTTTTGATGCCGCCGACAAGCCGCGACGCGGCTCCCTGCCCGGCCTGCTCTGCATTGTTGCCGACATCGTCAAAGATGCCCGAGAAAGCGTTGGCTGCGTTGGTTGCAGCTGCCTCCATTTCCCGTGCGTTCCGGTCGGCTGACTCTTGCGACGCCGCCGCAAGCCCTGCGCCGAACTGTTCCAGATCGTCGCTGACCCAACTGCCGATGCCTTCGAGCACCTTGCCAAGACCTATCAGCAATGCGTCAATGCCGATCTGAATCACGTTGAAAATTGTCCTGAATCCTTCGGCGCCGGTCAGCAGCAACTGCCCTCCAATCCGAAAGATTTCCGCTACGTCGTCGAGGCTTGAAGAAACTCCTTCGAGGTTGCGGGTAAAGAAGTCAAACACGCCAGCAAAATAGTCGGCTGCCTCCAGCAGTGAGTCAGTGATGGCATTGGCAATGCCAGTTCCGCCGCTTCCCTGAGCGCCGCTCCACTCCTCAACAAACTTTAAGAATTCATCAACAACCGCCGTCACCGCCGGGGCAAGATTTCCGACGACCTGCCCGATGATTCCGTTGATCGTTGCGCTAACGGTATCAAAAGCGTCGTTGAGATCGGCGACGTTGTTGACTTGCGTGTCACTGACAATAATTCCAAGCCTCTCGGCTCGCTGGCGAAGTTCATCAATGCTGGACGCCCCCTCGCGAAACAGCGGGGCGAGCGCGGCGCCCTGCTTGCCAAAGATTTCGACGGCAGCAGCGGCACGGTCGGCAGCCGTTGGGAGTTGCGAAATGGCATCGCCGATGGCAGAAAATTGCTGCTCTGGCGCAAGCGCCCGCAGTTCAGCGACCGAAAGACCGATAGCCTTTAAATTCTTGTCAAAGGCGTCACCGGGATTTGCCTTGCCGATGCTGACTCCGAGCCGCTGCACCGCGGCGCCAAACTGCTCCGTATCAACGCCGGCCAATTTTGCGGCGAGCGAGTAGCCTTGAAGAGCCTCGACACCGATGCCCGTGCGGGCAGAGAAATCATTGAGCGTGTCGAGCGACGAGTTGACGTTGCTGACGAGCGACGTGATTTGCCCGGTGACTCGCTGAAAGACTCCGCTCAACGCTTGAAAGCCGTCAATCAAGACGCGGCCGATTTCGATCTTCGTGAGCAGGCTGACGTTGGAATTGAGCGACGCCAGTGTTTTGTCAGCCTTCGTCGCCGAATCGCCAACGCCGTTCAGCGACACCTTGGCCTTGTCCATCGCTCGAGAGTACGTCTCTTGGGAAATTCGGCCGGCGTCAAGCTGCTCCTTCAGTTCGGCCGCAGTCCGCTCATACCGCTGTAGCGGAGTGATGTTCGCTTCCGTGATCTGCGCCGCTCGCTGAAATGCCGCTGCCTCTTTGTTCGCCGCCTCGGCAAGCCGCTCAAACTGAATCGCAAACTCGGTAGCACCAATGGCGCCGTCCCGCAGGGAGTTCTGGAGGTCTTGCAGTTGGCTGCCGAATTGCTGCTGAGCACGGCCGGCGGCGTCAGACCCGCCGGCAAACTTCTCAAACTGGCCGGTCAGCTTGTCCGCTTCAGTTCCCAGAGCGACGAGCGCACGCTGTACCGGATCGAGCTTGAAGCCCGAAGCGTCGGCGCTGATCTTCATCGCGAGTGACAGGACGTTCGCCATCAACCACCTTCAAGGTTCGCCTTCAGTTGCTGCAAAACGTCAATGATCTGATTCGTATGTTGCGGCGGCTTCTCAATCGGCACGAAATCTGACGGGCTCGGTGCCTTCCCCTTGCCCGAATACGGCGCGAGCATCGCCGACACGATCAATCCTGTCTGCTGCCAGTGGTTTGGGATTGCCTCAAAGTACCGCGTGTAAGCCATCCACTCCGCAAGTTCACGGCAGGACATCCGCCGCTCTATTTCGCCTACCGTCATCTTCAAGTGGCCCGCCAGACGAAACAGAAACTGTCGCGTCGGGCGGAGGTTCAGTTTTT